CCGTTTCTTTGTTTTAATTATAGCATTTTACGGACTATAAAGGAAAAGGGCCCCCTTAAAGAAAGGGGCCCTTCTCACACTTTGTTGTCCTAATTTATAATTATGGACGTGATGCTGGAAGATTTGTGTAGCTTCCGCCTGTTACAGCTGCGAAGTCACGAGAATCGTATCCTGCTGCAACCTTAACGTTCTTGACGACAACGAATGCGTCAGGATTTTCGATTGCTGTACCAACACGAAGGAACAGAGTATATTCTGTTGTATCCTTCTTTGGCTTGAACTCACGGTGAACTGTAATGTCACGCTTCACACCAACGATTACGTTGTCTGGGAATGTGAGGTGTACGTCTCCGTGTGCACCTGATGGACTTGTGTATGTTCCAGTTTGGTTCTCGTCTAGAAGTGGAACTTCTAATACTGGGATACCATATGCGTAAGGGATTACGCCTCCTGGAGCACCATTGTTAGCTGCAACATCTCCACGAACGATAGAAGATGCAATATCTTCTGGTGATCCTGGAAGTGATGTTAGGCTGTATAAGTAGTCCTGTACCAAATTGCTTCCTGTAAGGAAACGTAGTTGGTTGCGACGTTGCTTGTAGCGACGTGGCATCTTCTTAAGAGCATCATTGAAGATACCCTTAGAAATTGTTGCACCTGCTGCATCAACAACATGTGCTTCTGTCTTTGCGATGTTTGTAACACCCTTGAATGCTTTTAGAAGTGTATCTGAGCCTGTTCCAACTCCGTTAAGGATAAGATCCTCAACATCGTTACCAACCTGAGTTGCCATCATTCTTGCGATGTGGTCTTCTAGGTCTTGGCCCTCAATGCCGTCTTCTAAAGATTCAGTTGAAAGCTCCCAATCTAAACGGAGCTTCTTTGTTGCAAGAGAGATCTTAGCGAACACAACTGATTGTGCTGCTCCTGTATCAGATGCTTCTGTAGCAACCTTAAGGATTCTTTCGCCTACACCTATCTTGTCGATTTCTTGAATGTCAGAACGCATACGAATGGTTCTAGCAAACTTTGTTACAACTGTTGCATCAAACATATAGTCGATGAAACGATTAGCTTGATCTGGCTTTAGTAAGCCACCACGAGCTGAATCATCGCCTGATACGCCAAGAGCGTTAGCTCCTGTCTGCGCTGTAACTACTGCTTTTTCTAATAGTTCATTACTCATTTGTTTTTTCACCTGCCTTGTCTTTAGAGAATTTCACGAACACCGAGGAAAGTGCCGTTCCACTTGCTTTTCTTAATTGGTTCATCATTAGACCCGCCAAGGTCTGCTGACTTTTTGATAGCAGTTGAAGTTTCAACTGAATCAATTCTTTTTTCTGTTGCTGTAAGGGAATCTGTGATGCCCTTTACGATGCCAGAAATCTCATCGTACTTCTTTGCAAGATCTTCGATCTTTGATTCTGTACCCTTAACTAGTTCCTCAACATTGTTACGTACTGACTCTAGACCTGTTGCATTCTCAGATGCATTCTTTGCAAAGTTATCGGCGAAGAACGACTTGAGTTCATCAAGCTTCTTTGCGAAATCTAACTCTTCAACGGCGACCTCTTGAATATCTGCTGCCTTTTCGACAACTTCTTCATCGCCCTTTGGAGCTTCTGCGGCAACTTCTGCTGCCTCAACTACTTCCTCAGCTGCTGGTGCTTCAACAACTGCTTCAGCTGCTGGTGCGTCTACAACTTCAGACTGAAGTTCTGTATTTTCTGCCACTTCTGTACCTCCTACATTGGCTGTGTTTTTATTTAAATCAACGCCGTCGTTAGCTTCACGACGTTCTTCTGCGATATTTTCAATCTCAGAATTCTTTTTAATATATGAATCAACAATTAATTTGATTGACTCTGCTTTGCTAACATCTGTTGACTCTACCCATCCGATTTGCTCCATATTACATGAGCAGTTGTCGCATGTTGCTGTATCGTTTTCCGATGTTATTGCAATTGAATCTTGACCGCACCAAAAAATATTCTCTGGTGTGATGCCAGTTGCAATTCCCTTCATAACCATTGCTCCATTAACCTTTTCAATAGAAAAAATGTTTGCTAACTGGTTTGCTGGATTGTCTACAAGGGATAACTCTACTAGATCATAATCTTTAATTATTCTTACTGGCTCTTCTTGGCCTTCAACAAATTCATTATCTGACTTCTTAATTGATCCGCCAATTGAGAAACCAGAAAGAGTGCCATCAAGAACTTTCTCCCAAGTATCTTGTGCACCCTTTGAAACATACGATGTTACATAAACACCGTTATAAACTTTACCTTCTTTTGGATCATAATAACTTTTAGGTTCAAATGCTACAACTTTACCAACCGCCATTGGCTGATGCATCTCTCTAACATTTCCACGAAATCTCATGAATGCGCCTAGTGAGGCTTCAGAAGAAACAATATCTCCATGTGAGTCTACATTGTCTAGTGTTGCGTAGCCAGAGACTGTTCGCTTATTTTGATCGACCTTTGAGAACGGGATGGACAACTTAATGTTGTTTCCGCTTGTGGTCCAATTAGACTTAGTTATTTCCATAGTGTTATTATAATATCTCTTAGTAGATTAAAACGCAAATACTGGTCTATTGAGTTTGACGTCCGTCGCCTTGAGCATTTCTGCTACCATCGTTGTCTGCCTGATTCGCCTGTCTTTCTTGATCACGCTGTCTATTGCCTGTAGCTTGAGTTGTTAATTCAGCGGCTGCTTTTGCGTTCAATTCAACAGGTACATCTCCACCCGATAAACCTTGTAGTCCCATTCTAGCACGAATTTCATTAGGAACAATGACCTTCATTCTTAGGTATCTCTCGTCAATCTTAGATTGAGTATCCTCATCTGTAAGAGTTAATTCATTAAATTTAATCAAGAACATGTCTGTCTTCTCAGCAATAATCTTGCCAAGTCTCTTTTCAAGAGTTCTTTGAGATGGTCTACATACCTGCTCTTTAAATGTCTTGTCGGCATCCTTAGCATTTGCAAGGGACACTCCTTGAGGAGTTCCGATCTTGCTAATAGGCACTCTGTGAGACATCAGGATTTCATCTCTGTTGGCTGACTTATACTTATCAAATGATGAGTCTTGAACTCCTGCCTCAACCGCTTCCATCTTAAACTCAACCTTTGAGTCAGAGTTATCTGAAGGTAGAGGTATGTATAAGGAGCGGTGATTCTTGCCCTTTAAACCTGTCTGGAAGAACTCTAGGAGCTTTCTTTCTGCATCGTTGGACAACTTTGCACCCTTGACTGTAATAATGTATCTAGGGACTGCCTTGTTCTCAAAATAGTCTAGATTAAATCTTGCCGCAAATTCATTTCCTGCCATAGCATTCTTTGAGGAAATAATATCTGGCACTCCGTAGAATCCGTTTGTTGGAGTGTAGTTCTTAAAGTGAATAACTTCGTTTGGCACTACGTCTGAAGTTATAGGGTTTGGAGTTTCGGTATCTCCATAATTTCTAAAAAATACAGTTTGGTTTCCAATGATCTGAACAAATCCATCTCTCAGTCTACGAATACGCATTGATGCTGATGGAACATGGCCAATATAGCCAATCTCTCCAGTATTTTTTCTTCCTACTTCAAGGTAACCGTTTCCAGTTGTCTCGTAGTCTTTCCATACTCTAGCAAGAGTCTCTACAAATGTTTCCTCTTCGTTTGTGTTCTCCAACCAGGTGTGCATCTGAAGCTTTAATCTTTCAAGCTTTCTACGTGCTCTTTCTAAACCTTTTTCATCTTCTATATCTGAAAGGCGTTCTTTAGTTGCTTCGCTTTCAACAAAATCGTAGCCTAGGCCAACGATGTTTGCAATCTTTGCGTTTACAGCAGCATAATGTGGTGAAGAAATTTCATAAATCTTTGCAAGGTAATCTAGGTTATATGGAGGCATAACAACATCAAGGATGCTGTATCCAGTAATCATAAATGGTTCTACAATTGCCGTACTCTGTGAGCCATCTCCACGAAGGAACTTTGAAAAGTCTGTTCTAGCAACCTTCTTTTTAAAGTTAGTGCTAAATCCACTCATCTTCTTTACTTCATCTAGACCACGACTAAAAGGGTCTCCGTATTCGTTTCCACGAACACCAGCAAACATATCGCCAGATCCACTTATCTCAATTGTCTCTGTATCTTCAATAAACTCAGCGGCCATTTTGTACCATCCTCTTTGCGGCATCTAAACCTTCTCCAAGATCCCAAGGATCTGGTGTTAAACCAGCATGCAATCTTGCTTCTTGCGCTGCATACTCTTCATCAGAAACTTTTCTGCGACCTGGAAGAAACTTTGGTGCGCCCTCAGTAACTCCATATCCTTCTGCTGCTTCTGTTAAAATCTTAATCTTTTCCGCATCTCCAAATACTGCTGGGATTAGCATATAGTGACCTTCGTCATCTCCGACCCATTGGCCATTTGGCATTTCCCAAACATAGACTCCATACTTGGTCTTATCTGCAACTACCTTGGCTTTACCTAATTTATTTAGCATATATCTATTCTACCATTTTCTGTCATATAAGTCCATAGCTGGATTAGCTATGGATAGATTATTGTGTTGAGAGAACTACTTTGTCCACATTATAGCCAGAATATGAGTCTGAGCCTATAGATATGGAATCTGCAGATGTTGCTTCTGAAACCCTAGATGTAAGATGTTTATAATGTGAAATAGCCTTTGTAGACATATCATAATTATATATTCCTAGATGGGCAAAACTATTGTCTGATCCAATTAGTGTTCCAGTTTTTGACTGATTTAAATATACGGTATCTAATTGATCCTGAGAGAATGTTATGACAACATGATGCCATACACCAATAGTAAATACATTTGACACTGATGTCTGGCTATATAAATTAACTCCATTTACATATATAGAGGATACATCTGTCTTGGTTATATTTCCTGCCCCTGACCAAGAATACCTTGATGTGCCACAATCTACAAGGCATGTCTGACCTAAAGCACTTGGCATAAACATAAACTCTATTGATCTTGCAGTTGTATCTATTATCTTTACCCCGCCAGATAGTGTCTTTATGCCATTCTCTAGAGACTGGCTTAGTATTGAATTAGAGTATTTGCCAACGTGATAGCTAAAGTCTGTATCCAAGAAGTAGAGGGTGTTATCGGATCTGAACTCTTTGCTGTCATAAGATATAAAATCCATTCCTGTAAATGCTGGGCTGGGTAGCGTAGATGAATCTCTAGTTAAAGTAACTTTATAGTAAAGCATTCCTCCAGTAAAGTTGGGAATACTAGAATGATTGACTAAGGCAGTATATGTGCTGCTTCCGTCAGTATTGTATGCAACATCTATTCCGCCTGAATCTCCATACCAGTCTATCTGATTATTTTCAATTGTTGTAATAAAAACAGAGTCTGTAAAGTATCCAGAATTTTTACCATCATTTAAAATTACATAGTTATCAAAAGCTTCGTTTACGTCTACCATTAAAGCTGTAGAGAATGATTTATTAGAGCCATAAGAAAATCCAGTTTTAACTGGCTTTATATTTTTAGAGAAACTAAAATATGAGGCATCATCAAGGCATATAATTTGGCCTGCGCTTTGATAAAGCGAATCTAAAACAATCTCTTCATTTATATACATATTGTCAATTGCTTCGTTAAATACCTCTATCTTATCTATTAAGAGTATAGAGCTTGTGCCGCCTAATAAAAGGTTTATATCTGATGTAGCTTTAAATTCAAAAGTGGTTGGTAAAGAAAGGCTTGCTCTTACAACGCCATCGACAAATAACGACATTGACCTTTTAGAGTATACGGCTGCTATGTGATATGAATTTCCAATTTCTGGAATCTTGTAAGATATTGAGTTTAGGTTATTAGAATAGTCAGATATAGTAAATACAATATTTGATTTAAATATGCTCAGCCCAATATCATTAGAAGAGTTATATATAATATTTTCTGATGTCGTAAAGGTGTCGGTAGCCTTAATATAGAAAGATATTGAAAACTCTTCTTCTTCGTGAGTTCTTTTTGCTATTGGAACACCCTGTATTGTTAAAGAATTAGTTCCTGTAAATGGGATTGAATTCTTTGTTCTTGCGGTAAGTGGTGGTGTAGATATGAATGTTCCAGTTTTTTGTAATACTAAATTTTTTCCAGAGGTGTCAGAAAATGATTGCTGGGACTGATCAAACAGCACCTGTGCGATTTTCATTATTCTCCCCTTACATAGCTTATCTTGGTTAGTTGGCAGTAATTGACACACCGCTGATTGTTGCATTAATCAGATTGGGTATGCTGCCAAAACCGTAGATTTTATCTCCTGCATTTACAACTAGGGAGTGTGAAAGAGTAATTGTTTCATTTCCTTCAATAGAGTTAAGGGTATATATCTTTTGAGAATCTAATCCGTACTCTGTTCCATTTGGAACAACAGCAAATGAGAAGTAAAGAACTCCGCTGCTAGTATTTGTAACAATAAATTCTTTTACTAGACCTGCTGTAGAAAATGTTGAAAGTAACATTGGAACCGTAGTTAATGCTACAGGACCAGCAAATCTTGTTGGTATATATGCCATATTTAATTTCCTAGCTAATTGTCCACTTTGAGATTAAGTCACGCTCTACTTGGCCTGTCTCATAATCACTAAGTGTTCTGTTATAAATAATCATCTCTCCAAGATCAAACTGACCGTATGAAGTTAAATATCTTCCTATTGCCTGCCCTGTCATTCCCGCTAGTGAGCCAGCAGAAGATCCAAGTCCTACTACTTTGCCGTTACGTCTTACAACTCTTTCTAGAGTTCCTGCATTAAAAGATATTGCATAAAGTTCTGGCTGGCCAGGAGTTTTTAGTGGAACAATTGT